CTCCTGGATCGTCCTGTCGGGTGACCCCTACGACGACCGAGCGTGGATCATCGATCCGACCCTCTGGTCGTACCGCGACGACGTGGAGGGGGTCTGGATCGGCTCCTACGCCGACGAGATGCACCGCCCTCATGGTCTCGGCTCGATCTGGGACTACGGGCGCCCTACGACGGCCTCTGACGCCGGAGAGGAGGCAGTCGAGCTCACCCCTAAGACGCCGCTCTCGGCGGCCGCCCAGCGCTTCCTCGAGATGTGCGGGCCGCTCGGTCGACGCGGTTGGAGCGACCTCGCGAACGGTCCGATGCAGGGGTGGCCCGCCGACGAGATCATCGCGGCGATGGACGACACCGAGTCGCTCCGCGCCCTCGTGCCCATCGACATCCTCGGCCAGGTCACCGACCGCAACCCCGAAGGCCTCTACTGGTGAGCCAGAACGAACGCGACCCGATCAACGTCTACCGCGACGGGGAGGTCCACGTGCTCTCGCGCGAATGCGCCACGTGCATCTTCAACCCGCACACGCGACCCATAGAGGGTGCTCGCGTCGCTGAGATGGTTACCGAGACCAAGGACGAGCCGGGGTCCACCGTCATCTGCCACTCGACGCTCTACAAGGACTCCGGACCCGCCCGTCACGCGATCTGCCGGGGCTGGTTCGACCGCCTGGGAGACCGCGACCCGATCCTGCGTTTGGCCCGCGCGATGGACGTCGTGGTCGAGCAGGAACCACCTGCGGGCTCGTGACGAGGCAGCCGGCGATTTCGGGTTTTTCTATTTCCTGGGTTACGGGGTCTATCTATAGATAGACCCCGTAACTACCGAAACCCGAAAAACTCCACGTATTACTGACTAGGTACCACCCTAACGTGGTACGCTTGGATGGTAGCCGCGAGAGGCGCGGCGAGAGGAGATACCAGATGCGCAAGACGTGGAGCCCCGAGGACCACCAGGGCGGACGCTCACTGGCGGAGTTCGTAGAGGTGTCGGTTGACGAGGTGCGCCCCGGCGACTTGATCGCCTACCCCGTCACGGGCACGCCGATCACCTACGCGACGATCCACTCGGTGCGCAAGGGCGACGAGGGCCAGCACCCCGTCACGGAGCGTATCAGCCACACGGGCGCGCCGCTGGACGCCCGGACGGACTACCGCACCCGGCACACCGCCTCGCAGGCGGGCGTCGTCTACCTCTTCCCCGTGGAAGGCGCCGGTCAGCCGCTCGCGCGCGACGCGCGCGTCCTCGTCTGCCGCCCCGAGACGTTCGAGTGGGCGATCCTCGGCACCTTGCTCGCGAAGGAGGCGTGATGGACCCGCTTCAGTGGATGGGCGCCGCGGTGCTCGTCGCCATAGGCGGGCTCCTGATCGGGCACGCCCTCGGCTACGCCCGCGCCAAGCGCTTCGACCGGGGGCTCCTGGCCCGCGCGTGGCGCGAGGGTTACGATGCAGGCGTGAGCGATGAGCGCATCGCCGCTGAAGTCGACTGGCCCGAGTACCGGCAGCCCGGTCGCCAGAACCCCTATGGCAAGGAGCCTCGATGACGACCTCCGTCCACGTCCTCGTCCCGTCTCGCGGGCGTCCGCGAAACCTCAGCCGCCTCGCGCGCGCCGTGAACAAGACCAGCGCGGCCCTCGGCCGCATCTGGGTGCGGCTCGATGACGACGATGAGACTGTCGACCGCTATCCGGTGCTGCCGCACGTCGATTACCTCGTGGGGCCGCGCACGCGCTTTGCGGCCTCCGTCAACGAGCTCGCGGAGTTCGCGGCGCGGGACGGAGCAACCCACCTCGCGGTGCTCGGTGATGACGTGTTGCCGGAGACCGACGCGTGGGACCTCGCACTCGTGGCGGCCCTCGACGGGCGTCTGGGAGTCGCGTTCGGTTCCGACGGCCTCGAGCACAAGCACGGCCCTGACCTGCCCACCCACGTGGTTGTTCCCGTCGAGCTCTACCAGGCGCTCGGGTGGGTCGCCCTTCCGACCCTGCGGCACCTGTTCGTGGACAACGCCTGGCGCGAGCTCGGGCGCGGTCTCGGGAACTTCGTCTATCGGTCCGACGTGAAGCTCACGCACCTGCACCCGTGGGTGCGTAAGGCGCCGAGCGACGAGACCTACCGGGAGGCCAACGACCCCGAGTACCGGGAACTCGATCGACTCGCCTTCGAGTCGTGGGTCCACCACGGCGGGCTCACCGAGGCCCTCGCGCTCCTCGCGGCCCAGGACGGGGTGAAGCCGCGCCCATGAGCCTCGAACCTGCGCTCAAGGCGCGCGAGGCGTACTTCGACGCCCCCGTGAAGCGGGTGGTCGACGTCGGCTCGCGCGACGGGCACGACGCGGTGCGGCTCGGCCACGCCCTGGCGGCGCCCGAGGTCGTCTGCGTGGAGCCGCGCGAGGAGGCCGCGCGCGCCATCCGGCAGACGTACCCCGACGTGCGCGTCTACGAGGTGGCCGTGTCGGACTCCCCGGGCGTCGCCCTCATGGTCACCTTCGACTCGGGCGACGTAGGGCTCCAGGGCTCCGCCTCCCTCAACGTCCACCGCGGCGCCCTGCACCCCGACGAGGCGCGTTACCGCGACGTCAAGGTCGAGCGGCTCGACGCGTTCCTGCCGCGCGGGCAGATCGACGTGCTGAAGGTTGACGTCGAGGGCTACACGCTCCAGGCGCTCCGCGGGCTCGGTACGATGCTGTCCGACGTGCTCGTGGCCCATCTCGAGACCGAGACGCTCGAACGCGCCGCGTGGGCTGAGCCCGCGACTAACCACGCCGTGGCGTACTTCATGCGCGCCAACGGCTTCCGGCTCTTCCATCTCGACTACGAGTGGGGCCCGTCAATCGAAGACCAGACATGGGTGAACGTCGTCCACCCGAAGGCCAAGCCCTCACACCTCACTGAGCGCGAGGGAGAACCGGAGCTAGCCCGATGAGGATCGTTGCCCTGACCCACGGCTATCCGCCGCTCTGGAACATGGGCGGGGAGGTCGCCCTGCATCGTTCGCTCCTCGCCCTCGTAGACGCTGGGCACGAGGTGACCGTACTCACGCGAACGTCCTCGCCCTACGTGTGGGAGGGGGTGGTGGTCGAGGACATCGACACCCCAGACGTCCTCGACGTGCGCGCCGACCCCACGCCGATTGCGAAGCAGCTCAAGGAGGTCGGAGCTGACGTCGTGATCGCGCAGAACGAGCTCTCGCTACCCGGGGTGCTCGCCGCGCGATCAGCGCGTATCCCGTCGATCGTCGGCGTGCACACACCTCCGCGGTACGGCGCTGCGATCCGGGAGGGCGTGAAACAGGCGGACGCCTGTGTGTTCAACACGCGGGCCGCCGCTGGGGAGTGGCGGGCACGCGGTATAGTCCTCCACCCGCTCATCGACTTCTCGGGCCTGCCCGAGGCGTGGCGCGCTCCGGAGGGCCGCGCGTACACGGTCCTCTCCTCGCTCGTGAACAAGGGCGTGACCGTGGTGCTCGAACTCGCGAAGCGGCTGCCGGAGCAACCGTTCATTATCGTGCGCTCGCCCGCCGAACCCACGCACGGGCTCGAAGACCTCGAAGAACGTGCCGCGTCGCTCCCGAATGTCGAACTGGCGCCGCGCGTACACCCTCGGGTGGTGGCAGAGCGCTATCTGAGCCGGACGCGTATCCTGCTCGTGCCTTCGCGCTATGAGACCTACGGCATGTCCGCAATCGAGGCCGCGGCTCGCGGCATCCCGTCGGTGCATGTCGACACCCCGCACGTACGGGAAGGGATCGGGACGAGTGCGTGGCTCGTGCCTCCGCTTGACGTCGAGGCGACGCGAGCGTCGATCGACGCGATCGAGGCGAACTACGAGGCCGCCTCCAGGCTCGCGTTCACTCGCGCCCAGACCCTCGCTACGCGGCAGGAAGAGGAACTCGAGGGGTGGGTGAGTTTCGTCGAGCGGCTGCGTCGTCGCACGACCGAGGCTCCGACGATCGCTCGCGGGTACACCCGCCCGCTCGGCTCATGAACAACCCCGCGCGCGTCTCCTTCGTGGTTCCCGTCGCCGACGAACCGCGCAACGAGACTCTGCCCCTCGCGCTCTCGAGCGCCGTGCGCCACGCTGCGTGGGCGGTACCGACACTCGTTGGATCGCCGCTTCTCCTCCAGCCGTACCTCGTGCCCTATCCCGAAGGTCACCTGGTACCCTTCCGCCACCAGGACCCCGACACCCCTGTGGAGAACACCACGAGGATGCTGCGCGCCGCCCTCGAGGACGCGGAGGTCACCGATCCGTTCGTGTGGTCCAACGACGACATCTTCTTCCTCGGCCCCGCCTCGATCGACGACGTGAGGCGGTTGGGCGCGACTGCGCGCGGCAAGCTCGAGAAGATGCCGAAGGCCGGACGGTACGGCAAGCAGGCGCACGCCGCGCGCGACCTCCTACTGGCCCATCACCTGCCGACGTGGGACTACGAGCGCCACGTGCCGCTCCTGGTCCACAAGGGCGACATGCGCCGAGCGCTCGATCTCGGGCTTCTGGTGAACCCCCGCTCGATCTATCAGAACCTGCGACTGGAGGCGCCCTTCGAGGTGCGAGACGACGTGAAGGCGTTCACGCCGAGCGAGCTCGATGCGCTCCTCGCGCGCGGCGAACTAGTCGTCTCGACGGGCGACCACTTCCCGCTCGACGTCCTCCGCGCGCATCTGTCCTAGAGCGAGGGAGCGTCGTCCGTCTCGGACTTCGGAGGACGTGCCTCGAGGGCGCGGATCACTTCGTGCCCGAGATCGTAGTCGGGGTGGGCGTCCATCACGCGCTTCGCCAGCGACCGAAGCGCGCCGCGTACCTGGTAGAACAAGTCCTCGTACAGCCGCATCAGCCGGTAGTAGTACGACGTCTCCTGGCGGGCCTCGTCGATCTCGCGGTAGGCGTCCACCATCGTCGGGGCCTTGGACTCCTCGGTCTCGCGCCGACGACGGTAGACGAAGGAGAAGAGCCCGATGAGGGCCACCACGACAGTCGCGACGCCGCTAATGGTCGGCGTCACCCAGTCCATCAGCTGCCCACCTTCTTGCCGAGCTGGACGAGGAGGTAGACCATTCGGACGAGGTTCGGGACGAGGAGTGCCGTGAAGCCGGAGCCGACGGACTGCCGGCTGATCGAGCCCTCCACGAACGCCACCCAGAGCAACGAGCCCGCGTAGGCCATTAGCGTGATCGTGACGAGGATCGCGCCGATGAGCTCGATGTTGTTGAAGACGCGGGTGATGCGGAGCGCGCGGTCCTCTCCGGCCCGGAGGGAGCCGATCGCGGCAATGAACCCACCGACGGCTAGCGCCCCCGCCCAAAGCGGCGTCCACGACTCGGGAGCGGTGATGCGAAAGACGGGGATGCCCGCGATGATCGCAGTCGCGGCGAACCAGATGAGCGCCAGGTAGCCGAGGACCAGGCCAAGTCGATAGGCCGCGATCTGGGTGGTGAGCCAGACCCGCCACTTGGGTCGGTGTCCGACTTTGCGCGCGGACAACGCGCGCACGACTCGTCGCGGCGCCCGGGCGTGTCCTGTCAGATGAGGCCGCGGCAGCGTCTCATTCAGGAGGGCATCCATGTCCTTCTGCACCGTGTTCTCCCCTCGGGTATCGACGCCAACTGTACGCGGCGCCCGAGCTCCCGTCAGGTAGTGACGCGCTCGGCGAGTGGTACCCTGGCCGCGTGACCGTGACTCCCGCTCGCATCATTCTCGTGGCGCTCGCCACCGCCCGCCTCACCCGCCTCATCACTCGCGATACGCTCCCCGAGCACCTCGTCATCCGTCGCGTACGAGCGCGAGCCCGTTACCACGAGGCTGAGGTCGGGGGTCAGGCCGTACGCGGTCGACCCGCGAATCTCGCGGCGTACGTGGAGGAGTGGGCTGACTGCCCGTTCTGCTCCGGGCTCTGGGTGGCCGGCGCCGTGGTCTTCCTCGAGGGGCTGACTGCACGCGCGCCGAGAGGACTCCGAGCCGTCTGGTCCGGTATCCTCGCCACACTGGCCCTCAACTACGTCGTCGGCCACGTCTCGCACCGCATCGACTGAGGAGTACGAGCATGTCCCAGGTGGAGCCGCAGGAGGTACCGGCCCCGATTCCCGCTGTGACCGTCCGGGTGAAGCGCCCCTGGTACGCTCCGTGGCGCCAAGTCCAGGTGATCGAGTCGAACGTCGTCGACATGCGCCACAAGGACAACTCCCTGATCGCGTCGGCGCAGCGACTCCTCGGCACGAAGCTCACAGGGTCGACGCGGCGTGCCGAGTCGTGGATGGACGACGCGTGGACGATGTTCGACCTCTTGGGCGAGCTCCACTTCCTCGCGACCACGCTCGCGCAGCGCGGGGCGAAGGCCCGCTTCTACGTGGGTCGCGTGGAGGGGTCGGACGTCATCGAGATCACCGATCCGAGCGAGGGCGAGGTCGGTGAAGAGCGGGTGGACCCGAACCGAGCCGCCGGCGACCGCAAGGCGCGTAGCGTCTTCTCGTCGCTCGGTGATGGCTTCATCGGACTCCAGGAGATCGTGGAGCGCGCGTTCGTCAATCAGTTCATCGTCGGCGCCTGCTACCTGGTAGGAGCTCCGAAGGAAGTGTGGAACCCGGTGAAGGGTGTCGCGCTTCGCAGGATCAGCGAGGTCCCCGTCGAACAGCTCGTCTGGCGGACGCTCTCGCTCAAGGAGCTCGTCCCGCAAGACGGCTTCTTCGAGTACCGGCAGTCCGGCTCCCAAGCGAGCCAGACCTCGACGCGTCTCCCGAAGGAGAGCGTGTACGTCGTGGCCCTCTGGAACGGCCACCCTGCGGACAACTCCGTCCCTGACTCCCCGGTCCGCGCTTCGCTCCCGGTGCTGCGCGAGCTCGTCGGGCTCACCCAGCACGTCTCGGCTCAGATTGACTCGCGCCTGGCCGGAGCCGGGCTCCTCATCATGTACTCGTCGGCCTCGCGCGCGATCAAACGCGCTCTGGGTCTGGACGACACCGACCCTCGTGACCCGTTCACCGAGCTCCTGGTCCAGGGCATGGTGACTCCGATCGCCGATCGAGACTCGGCCTCTGCCGTCGTCCCCCTCGTGGTCACCATCCCCGACGAGTCCAAGAAGCCCGACTACATCTCGTTCGCCACCCCGCTCGACCAGCACTCGGTAGCCCTTCGCGAGGAGGCGATCCGTCGCATCGCGCTCGGGCTCGACGCGCCGCCTGAGCTCCTGCTCGGCCAGGGCACGACCTCCCACTGGACCGCCTGGCTCACCCAGGAGGAGGTGGTCGACTCCCATATAGCGCCGACGCTGGCGCTGATCGCGCGCGGACTCACGATGGAGTTCCTGCGCCCCATCCTGCGCGCCAACGGCCTCTCGGAGTCCGCCGCCCAGCAGTATGCGATCTGGTTCGACGTCTCGGAGCTCACCGTCAAGGCCAACCAGGCTGCCGACGCCAAAGAGCTCCACACCATGGGCCTGCTGTCGGACGACGCCGTGCGCCGCGCCAACGGTTTCAACGAGGCCGACGCACCCAAGAAGCAGGACGTTAAGGAGCAGGCGATCGACCTCGTGCGCGACATGGTGGTCGCCAACCCGGGCCTCATGAACCGGCCCGGGCTCGACGTCCTCGTGGAGCAGATGGTGGCGCTCCTGGAGGGCCGACCTCAGTCGGGAATCGCGGCCTCCAAGGCGGCGCTCGAGTCGTCCGGGTCTACGTCCATCGCGCAGTCTCCTACCGCCGGAGGCGCGCCTACGCCGCCGGAGGGCGGCGGTTCTCCGACGGTTCCCGGGGCGGCCCCGGGCGGCACCCGGCCTACCACTCCGCCCTCCGGGGTACGTTCGCCTTCGACCGCGATCACGACGCCGGGACTGCCGCAGACGCGCGCGGCGGCCTCTGGCGGCACCGAGGCGTTCGGGACGTGGGATGAGTGACCTCGACCCGGGATCGGCGCTCCTGGCACCGTCGGTCGACACGCGCACGGTGACATGTCCGGAGTGTGGCGCGACCGTACCGGCCCCGCTCGAGGTATCGCCGGACCTCACGATCACCACCCTCCTGGCGGTGTGCGATGTGCTCGTGGTGAAGGCCCTCGAGAAGATGGGCAACTACATCGTCCGCGCCTCGCGCTCCCGCTACAACGAGATCGGCGACCGCCCCTACTACCTCGCCCACACCCTCTGGCCGGCGTCCGACGAGATCGTGACCAAGGCGCTCAAGGGCGCGTGGGACGTGGTGCCCCTCGTCCTCGAGACGCACGGCCCGCACGGATTCGACGCGCGTATCGCCGTCGACATCCTCAACCGGTACGTCCACGATCTCGTCGTCTCGGGTTCTCCGCACGACGTCAACCTGCTCGCCTACCGCATCCGTTCGGGCCTCGGCCTGCCCGTCTTCCACGTCGCTCACCCCTCTCTGAGTACCCGAGGGGCTCTCGGCGCGCCGTAGCCCAGACCAAGGGTTGTCCCGTACCCTAGCCGTCGTGGAGAACATGCCAGCGTACATCACCTCCCCCGAGGAGGCGATGGCGCGCGCCGAGGCGATGGAGGGAGCCCTGCTGAAGGCGGGCGAGAGCGCCCTGGCGGAGTTCCTCGAACTCGTGGAGAACGACGCGCTCGACGGCGAGCTCGTCCGCGGCTCGGTCATCGGCTACTGGCGCGCGACCCTCGAAAAGGCCCTCTCACACCCGGTGTTCGAGCCGGTGCGCGCGGACTTCCTCGCGGCCATTGAGGACGCCACGCTCCCCGACGACGCCTACAGCGCCGCACTCCTCGCGCTCGAGATCGCCCAGAACAACGGCGCGACGGCGGAAGAGCGCGCGCAGCTCCTCCAGGCTCTCTTCAGCCACCCCTCCCCTTCGCTCATCGCCTCGTTGTCCGCGCGCGTCGACGGCTGGCTGCGTCGCCGCATCTCGCGCCTGCTGGTCTCGCGCATCCGCGCCCTCGGTCCGGACGACCTGGTTCGAGACGACCTGATCGGTCGCGAGTTCGACATTCCCGAGGAGCCGGGGCGCGCGCGGCTCGTGACCGAGGCCGACTGGGCTGAGGACGATCGTCCGGGCGAGATCAACTGGCGCGCGCGGATGCGGCGTGACATCCGTACTGCGTACACGCGCATCTTCGGGCGCCAGATGGTCAAGCAGCTCGAGCGCTACGGCTTCACCCAGAAGCGGTGGGTGAGCCGGCACGACGAGCGCGTGCGCGAGACGCACCGGATCGCCAACGGCCAGATCGTCGGGCTGTACGAGCCCTTCCACGTCGGGCTCGCCTTCCTCCAGTACCCCGGGGACCCCTCGGGCCCGGCGAACGAGACGATCAACTGTCGATGCGTGGTCGTAGGTGTGTCGGGCAGCGCGCCACGCCGTGCCACGGGCATCGCGTAGGACGCCGGTCGAGGGTAATATCGCGCCCAAGCGGTTCGCCGCGTGGTCATCTCGCCCTACAAAGGAGACTCCAATGAGCCCTGTCCTGCCCAACCTCAGCCAGCGCGACCAGAAGGTGTGGGCCTCGCTCATCGCCTCCGTCGGCGCGCCCGAGTCGGCTGCCACGCTCGAGAGCCCCGTCGCCCCCTTCGAAGGCGTCATCGGTCTCGAGGGGATGCTCACCGGCGACGGACGTCTCATCGCGGAAGACAGCCTCACCTGGGCCGAGTTCCCGCTCCCGCTCCGCTGGGTCAAGAGCGACATCGGCGGGCACGACGGAGCGGTCATCGTAGGCCGCATCGATCGCGTCGAGCGCCGCGACAACGGCGACATCTACGCGTGGGGTGTCATCGACCTCGGCTCGGACGAGGGTCGCGAGGTCGCGCGCCTAATGAAGGGCCAGTTCCTCTCGGGGGTCTCGATGGACCTCGACTCCGTGAACGCCTTCGAGGGCGACGTCATCGAGTTCAACGAGGACGGCACGGAAAAGACCATCCCCTCCGCAGTCATCACGGAGAAGGGACGGGTGCGCGCCGCCACCCTCGTGGCGATCCCCGCATTCGACGAGGCGCGACTGTCACTCGTGGCCTCGATGGGCGGCGACAAGACGCGGCGCGTGCCGGTCGGTCACGCCTCGTTCGCCCTCGACTTCGCCTCCGCCGAGGAGGAGCGGGCGGCGTTCCGTCTCGGCACGGCGGCAGCCTGGCGCTCCGCGCTCGCTCGACGTCAGGCGCTGAAGGAGTTCGGTGCTCGGATCGAGGCGTTCGCCCCCAAGGCGCGCGCCCTCGCGGAGATGCGCTCCCTCGTGGAGGGGCGCCTCGGCCACCAGATCGGCACGTTCGCGGGGAACCTGAATTACCTCAAGCAGTGGCGCAACCCCAAGAACGGGCAGTGGATCGATATGCCCGGAGCCGCGCTCCTCAAGCTCGCCGACCTCTTCGGCACTCCGGAGATGCAGCAGAAGGCGAGCGCATCGAAGGCCGCGAACCTCAAGAGCCTCGGCGGCAAGGTCACCCGGGACCTCGAGGCGGGCGACCTGCCGACGGCCCAAGGGAACGTCGCCACGGCGCTCGACGAGGTGGCGGGCGCCCCCGAGCTCGTGGACAATCCCGAGGCCGCCGACGCCATCGAGGCCCTCGAGGCCTTTCAGGGGCTCAGCGATATCTCCGAGATGGGGCTCGACTCGGCTGAAGTCGACCTCGGCGACCTCGAGGGCGCGAGCTTCGACGAGCCGGAGGTGACAACCGACGACGACGCGGCTGCCATCGCTCAGATCATGGACGACATCACGCTCGCCGGCCAGGAATCGGGCAACGCGCGCGCCGCTCAGGCAATCAACCGCTGGCTGGACGAGGGCGACTTCGTGAGTGCGGAGAACCTCGCGCGCGAGTCCGGGTGGACGGGCTCCGCTGACGATATCCACGCTCTCTACAACCCGTCCGAGTCTGCCCCGGAAGGTGATGCGACCGCCGGGGTCTCGCTGTACCGCAAGGAGAGCGCTGGTGGCATCACCGATCTCGACAATGACCTTCTCCAGCGGATCAAGGACTGGCCGGTCGGGACGATCATCGAAGGGGACAACGCTGGAGCCTTCCGATTCCGGAAGGACGACACGAACTCCTGGGTCAACGAGCTCAACGACGAGCCCTTCACCGACTACGAGATCATGAAGGCGGTCGCCCGGGGCGAGAACGATGTGGTGCTCCCGGTGGGCGAGTCCCCAAGTCTCGCCGAGGTTCGGGCTCGTGGCGAGGAGATCACGGCCGACCTCAGCGGCCCCGATGAGAGCTGGATCGAGCGAACCGACGCCAAGGCGGCCGAGGCCGGGCTCGTGAAGGACGAGGGCTCGGGCGGCTACGACCTGCCCGACGGCTCCCGCATCATCCCCGCGTCGGAGACCTCCTGGGACATCTACGGGCCGAACGGCGAGGACCTGGGCGAGGCCACCTCGTTCGAGGACGCGCTTACCCTGGCCCGGGGGACCGATGGCATCCCCGCTGAGGAGCAGATCAAGCGTGCCCTCGACAAGCTGAACGGGTTCACCAACGCCGGCCATGGTGTCTGGATGCGCGTCAACGACCCCGACCTTCGAGGCGGAAGCGTCGTCTTCGAGTACGACGCGACCGACGACGAGTTCTGGTCGACCGACGGGGACGGCGTGTCGTTCCTCGCCACTCCCGACTACATCAAGCAGCTCGCCGAGCGCGGGGGTTCGATGGAGGTGCTCGGTTACCCGGACGGCAACGGTGGCTACACCCAGTCCCCGGCGGCCCAGCGACTTTCGAAGGACGCGACTGGGCGTCTGTTCGATAACGCAACAGCCACTCGGCTGGATGAACGCCCTGACGGTAGCATCATCGCGCGCGGAGGACCGCGTTCCGGTCAGACCTACCCCTCAGTCGAGGACTACCTCGCGGACACTCCGGAGTACGACTCGGTACCGAGCGGCAGCGGTTTCACCCCAGAGGAGTCCGACAAGCTCGAGGAGGCGGGCTGGTTCGAAGGCTCCGAGGGCTTCATCGGCCCGGACGGACTTTCACGCATCACGCGCCAGTCGGATGGTTCCTACGACCTCGACGTCGCCACGGACGAGGACCTCACGGACTTCGAGACGACGAACTTCCCGACCCTCGACGAGGCCCTCGCAGCCTCGGGCTCCGCGGGCGGTGGGGAGTACGACCCCAACGAGCCTCTCACGATCAACTACCCGAGCATGAGCCCTGGTTTCGCGGAGGACGTGGCCGTAAACGACCCGAACCTGACGGTGAAGGAACTCGGTCCTGACCCCGAGGACCCGGAGATGATGCTCTACGAAATCTCCGGGACACGCTCCAACCTCGAAGGCTTCATCGAAGGCCGCAACCCCGGGACGGAGCTCGACTCCTTCCTCTCGAAACGCTCCGAGTCGAGTTCCGACGTTCGACGCCCGGAGCCCGGTAAGGCCGCCACGGACTTCACCGACGCGGAGCTCAAGTCGCAGATCGATGAGATCATGTCGGGTCGCACGCTCGAGACCGTTCCCGATGAAGACTGGGATTATGTGGTGGAGGCACGCGCGGAGCTCCGCAACCGCAAGGAGGCCTTCGAGAAGTCGAAGGGCCTCTCGACGCCCGAGCAGCTCTCGGCAGCCGCACAGGCGTACCCGGACGTCTTCAACGAGGGGGCCGACGACGCGCGCTATCAGTTCGGGGGCGCTCCAGACCACTACAAGATCGAAGAGACCCCGACGGGTGAGTTCATCCTGCGCCCTGCGAACAAGGACGAGTCGAACCTGGGAGACCACGGCCACTTCCCCACCCTCGAGGAGGCACGCGCCGCGCAGGCCGGACGTGAAGCTGGCTTCGACGCCTGGACGGAGCTGAACGCCGCGGTCTACGACGGCCGTCTGGACCCGACGGTCGCGGAGGACCCGCAACAGATCGGGCCGATCTGGGCGTCCGTGAAGGACCTCGTGCTCAACGGCGGCGTCGATCCCAAGAAGGCCGTCGACAACGTGCTCAAGGAGACGGGCGCCGACGCGCCCACGAACCAGCCAGAGCGTCGCGTGCCGCGCGAGATCGCGTCGAATGCTGAGATCGAGGCGGCATCTGACGATCTCCGACGCAACCTGGAGGACGAAGACCCCGCTGATCGAGAAGACTTCGTACGGGAATACGTCCGCTCTGCCGGAGGCTGGCGCGACCTGCCCCCTGCCGAGCAGGACAACATCGTCGAGCGCATCATGAGTACCCTGGGCGAGGAGTTCTTCCAGCCCAACGACAGCGACGAGCCCGATGATGACGAGTTCGCGTCGAAGGCTCCGCCAGAGTTCGTGAAGAAGACCGAGGGCAAGGACGACGCCGAAGAGAAGCCGGAGGGTGCCGGGAAGGGCGGCCGCCCTTTCGCCCGCGCGGCTAAGGCCGCCCCCAAGGAGACGGTGATCGGCGCGTTCGACGAGGAGGACCTCGCTGCGGAGGACTGCGGCTGCGAGGAGCTCGCGGAGGGCGGCGTGCAGACGTTCGCCCCGAGCGGGTTCAACCCCGCCAAGCACTGGCGTGATCCCCGTGACGGGCAGTTCATCGACATGCCGGGGACTGCGCTCGCCAAGCTGCTCGCTGTGCTCGACGACGGCGGGGTGCCGGTGCGCGACGACGCGCGGGAGCGGGCGACCGCGTACGCCGAGCGGCTCGACACGGCCCTCGAAGGCGGTGACTGGGACACTGTGTTCAGGATCACGCCCGACTTCTACGACGAGACGTCGGGGCTGTATGAGGACTACCTCGAGGCAGCGGGCACCGACACCTACGCGTCGGCGGCTGAGGCCTACGAGGCCCTCGAGAACACGGTGATGGCGGCCTCCGCAGCTTCCGATGCGGTGTACATCGGCGAGGTCGGAGCGTTCGATGAGCCCGACGGAGACGGACACGCCTTCGGTGACGCCGCCTCCGCGCTCGACATCTCTCCGGACACTGGCGCCGAGCTCACGGAGGATGAGATCGCCGATGTCGACGCCCTCGCGCCCGCGTTCACCTCGTCGGTCGAGGAGTTCGCCAAGAAGCGCAAGAACTGGGTGGAGACGACTGGTACCGGACACCTGCCGCGCTACATTCGTCGCATCGCCGACCACCTCATGGCGCGCGGGATGACCGAGTCGCACGCGATTGCCGCCGCCGTGAACACGGTGAAGCGGTGGGCGCGCGGCGGCTCCGCGGCCAAGGGCCAGAAGGGTCACGTCAGCCCAGAGACCGTGGCTAAGGCCCAGGCGGCCCTCGCAGAGTGGGAGGCCAAGAGGGCCCAGGCGCGCGCCGCTTCCGCGGTCACGGTGACGTTCGCTGGTGACCTCGACCAGGTGCAGTATCGCGACGTCTCGACCGATGAGCGCGAACGGCTCGCGAAGGAGGGCGACGCGCTCCCCGACGGCTCATTCCCGATCGCCAACCGCTCCGACCTCGAGAATGCGATCCGGGCGGTCGGGCGCGCTAAGGACCCCGAGAAGACCAAGGCGTTCATACGGCGCCGTGCGCGTGAACTGGACGCCGAGGACCTTCTCCCCGACACCTGGGCTCGCGCAGAGGTCATGCGCCGCATCGAAGGGGAGGAGCTCGCGGAACTGCTCCACGAGATCGCAGAAGCGCCGATCATCGACGCCACCGATGAGCCCGTGGACAATCTCGACCCCACGGCGCCGCACCCCTCGCGCTCGTCGCTCGTGGCCTCGATCGGCCGGGTCAAGGGCGCCAAGGGCGAGGCTCCCAAGCTCGTCGCGCCCCTCGAGCCTCCGAAGGCGTGGTTCGACAATCCCGGCTTCACCGCGGCCACCCCGCTGACGGTGACGCCCGAAGGTCGCGTCTACGGGCACCTCGCTACGTGGGACGCCTGCCACATGGAGTCGCACGCGCTGGGCGAGCGGTGCGCGCGAGCGCCGCGCTCGCGTAGCGGCTACGCCCTGTTCCACACCGGCTACGTCACCACGGCCGAAGGCGTGGATGTGCCGACCGGGCACCTGATCGCCGACGCGCCGCACGCCGACCCCGTGTGGGACCTCGACTCGACGCTCGTGCACTACTCGCATTCGGGCAAGGTCGCCGCCGACGTGAGGGCGGGCGAGGACAAGTACGGCATCTGGGTGGCCGGAGCGCTCCGGCCCGACGTGCCGCCGACGATGGTCCGGACGCTGAAGGCCTCTCCGCTCTCGGGCGACTGGCGCGCGGACCCGCGTACCGGCCACCTCGAGCTCGTCGCGGGTCTCGCGGTCAACGTCCCGGGCTTCATGCCGCGTCCGCGCGGGATGGTCGCCTCGATCGGCACCGTGAGCTCGATGCAGGCGATCGGACTCGTGGCGCCGCGCCAGGTCGTGAAGCCTGGTACGCCGGGTTCGCTGGCGCGCGAGGACCTCGCTTTCCTCAAGGAGCGTGCCGCGGCCACGCGTTCGTGGTCGAACGACGCGGAGCGTATCGACACCGCGCGACTCGCTCAGGAGACCGTGATCGAGAACTTCGCCCGTCGACGTATGATCGAAGAACTCGCCCATCGAATCAAGGAGATGCGCTGATGGCAAACGACGACTGCGGCTGCGGGAAGCCGAAGCCCGGGCCACTCGGCGGCAAGCCGCAGCCCGGTTCGCTGATCGCCTCCGCCGGCGGGCAGTCCGGTCGCGTGACCTACGTGTCACCGACCGGCGCTCGCGAGGAGATGACCGATGCGCTCGCGGCGCGCGCAGAGATCGTGCGCCGTGGTGGCGGGTCAATCGAGTTCGGCTAAGCCTCTCGAACCCGACACGCCGACGCGCCCTCCCGTCTCGTCTTTCACCTTGACGGGCGGGCGCGTTGTGCTACGCTTCTGCCTCGAACGGATGGCGCGTCGGAAGACGCCTCGGTAGGGCCTCGTTAGCGATCTTCGCTATCGACCTACCGGAGGACTCCCATGAAGACCACGTTCCCCGAGGACCTCAAGGCCCTCACCGACGAGGCGCTCTCGGCTCTCAAGACCGAGGCTCTCGCCGAGTTCGACACGCTCTACCCCGCGGACGGTCAGTTCGCGTCCATCTCCGCCGAGGCGTTTGCCGACCTCCAGAGCCTCACCGCGGGCCTCGAGGCCGTCAGCGCGGAGTTCGAGTCGCGCGAGACCGCCAAGGCCGCGTTCGCCGAGATGGCGTCGAAGCGCGAGCAGTTCGCTCGCGTCACCGGCACCTTCGAGGGCGAGACCGACGAGCCGGTCGAGGCCCTCGAAGCCGTCGAGGAGGTCGAACCCGTCCTCGCCGCGAGCGAGGGGCGCGAGGAGCTCGCCGTCGGCGAGGTCGCCGTGCAGCCCGAGCAGCCGGTCGCGTATGCGACGGGCGAGGGGCTCGGCGTCGCGATCGACACGCCGCTCACGTGGAGCGGCCTCGCCGAGGCGCTCGACAACCGCATGGCGCGCTTCAACGTCACGCCGTACCGCGAGGCGGCCAAGCAGGGTCGCGCGCTCAAGCAGGTGCAGTCGTTCGCCGCCTTCCGTCGCAACATCCCCGCCGAGCTCATGGTGCAGGAGGGTTCGACGCGCAGCGTCGTGCGCCGTGCCATCGAGACGGCGCGCGATGTGACGCGTCTCAAGGGCGGCTCGCTCATCGCCTCCGGCGGCTGGGGCACACCCTCGCAGATCAGCTACGACCGCTTCCCGAAGCTCTCGAGCCGCGACGGCATCGCCACCTTCCCGACGATCGGCGTCGAGCGCGGTGGTCTCCAGATGCCGCACGGCTCGACGTTCGCCGAGGTCTACGCCAACGCGGACTTCATCGAGTTCACGGAGGAGCAGGACATCGCGGGCGAGTACGCGCCGGGCTCGAACGGCAACGTCGTCGGCACCAAGCCGATCTACCGCATCCCGCCGACCGAGTGGGTGGACCACCGCCTCCAGGTCGACGGTATCCACATCCAGGCGGGTATCCTCGAGAGCCGCGGGTACCCCGAGGGCATCCGCGAGGAGGTCGCCCAGGTCCTCGACGCGCACGCCCACTACATCAACGCGAAGATCCTCGCGAAGATCGCGGCGGACTCGACGCCCGTCACGATGACGGCGGGCCAGGTCGACGCGGCCGCGGCCGTCCTCTCGGCCATCGAGCTCCAGGTGCTCCACTACCGCGACACCCACCGGATGCCGTTCGGGACCGAGCTCGAGGCGAAGTTCCCGTTCTGGCTGCGCGGAGCCATCCGCCAGGACCTCTCGCGTCGCCTCGGCGTCGACCTGCTCGAGGTCTCGGACGCGCGCATCGGCGGCTGGTTCGCCGACCGCGGCGTCTCGGTCGAGTGGGTCTACGACTGGCAGTCGATCGCGACCACGGCGGCCGGTACCTTCGTCCAGTACCCGACCGAGGTGTCCTTCCTGCTCTACGCAGCGGGCACCTGGGTCAAGGGCGAGCAGCCCGTCATCTCCCTCGACACGATGTACGACTCGACCCTCCTGGGCACGAACGACTACACCGTGCTCTTCACGGAGGACGGCTGGTTCATCGCCCAGGCCGGTCCCGACTCGCGAGTCGTGACGGTGCCGATCAACCCGACCGGTGCCGCGCACATCGGTCTCGAGATCGCTCGGACGGGCGCCGCGGCCTGATGACTCGGGGCCGGGCACTCTCCACGCGGGTGACCCGGCCCCGGTCATCTCCCCTCGCTCACGTCCACGATCACTGAGGAGACTGACTCATGGCGAACGCATTCCCCACCCCGGTCGTCGCATCTCCGGCGCGTACGCCGGCCCCGTACGGGCTCTTCAGCGTGCTCGACTTCCGCGAGCCGCTCGATCGGTACTGGGAAGGCGGTGGCGTCACGTGGCTCTCGTTCGATGGCGCCACCCAGCTCGGGATCGTGGGGCGCGTTCAGGAACCCTACGAGGAGACCTCCGGGCTCCCCAAGACGTTCACGCCCTCGACGGAGACGGACGCCGCCGGAGTCTTCACGGTCTACGGCACGCAGAAGGTGACCCCCGGCGAGGGCTGGGATCAGGCCAAGGCGCAGGAGCGCGCGAACACGATCCTCACGACTCTCGAGGAGCGCACGGTCGAGGCAGTCCTCTCGGGCGCGGTTCCCGGGCTCACGCCGAACTTCTCCTCCGCCACGACCGTCAACTCCACCTCAAGCTTCGTGGACGCCGTGGCGTACCTCGAGAACTGGCTGGCGAACCAGTACGGCTCGCGCGGCGTCCTCCACCTCTCGCGCGGCAACGCGATCCGGGCGATCGCGGCCAAGGCGCTCGAGACGCGCGGCGGCGGGCTCTTCACCCGGCTCGGGACCCCCGTGGTCGCCGGTTCCGGCTACGACGACGACTCGGTGTGGGCCACCTCGTCACTCGTCGCCTACCGTTCCGAGGTCTTCCCCCGTGGCGGCATCCCCTACGACCTGCTCGACAAGAACACCAACGACCTCTACGCGATCGCCGAGCGGACCTACTCCATCGGCTTCGAGAGCCGCGCCCTCGGCGTGGTCACCATCACGACCCCCTGAACTACCCCAGGGACGACAGAAGGAGCACAACATGGCAACTCACAAGTTCGCTCCCCTCCTGGGGAAGCGCATCCGGGTCACCCAGATGGAGGACGACGGCACGGTCGGCGAGCACTACATCGTCACCGACGGCTTCATCACGGTCACGCTCTCGGCCGAGGTCGAGGACGGCACCGAGATCATCCAGCGCAACGCCTTCGGTGTCCTGTGCATCAACGAGCGCATGAACCCTTCGTTCAAGCGACTGAACGTCGAGGTCGAGTTCTGCGGCGTCAACCCCAGCCTGCTCTCGTACGTCTCGAACGCGAAGGAGTACGAAGACTACGCCGGCGACGTCGCTGGCTTCACGATCCCCGAGGGCGAGATCGTGGGCTCGTTCGCGCTCGAGCTCTGGACGGGGCTTTCTGGAGCACTCAACGACCCGAACTCGAACGGCTACCTCCTCCTGCCGTTCGTCGGTAAGGGGAACCTCGGCGACATCACGATCGACGGCGAGAACGCGATCACCTTCACGCTGACGGGCGCCTCGACGCGAGGCGGCAACGCGTGGGGCGTGGGCCCGTACGACGTCGTGTACAACAACGACTCGCCCGGTGTTCCCTCGCCGCTCCCGACGCCGCTGGACCCCTTCGACCACTTCCTGCTCATGGACACCGCGGTCGCCGTCCCGGTCGTCAACGAGCAGCCGACGGTGGTTCCGGCCTAAGCCCGGAAGGGCTAGGCTCCCCGCATGGCGACACGAGATCGGCGTCAGAGCGACGCCCCGAACATCTACCCGCTGGGTCACCCCAGGAACCCGGCTTCAGGAGCCGAGCCCGCGCCCCAGCGCGTGCCGACTCCCGCCCCCGTTCGACGGGCCCCGGCCGCACCCCCGAAGGCTCCCGAGCCCTCTCAGGCTCCAGAGCCCGAGGACACCGCTCCCACCGAAGGCGCGCCGTCGAGCGACAACGAGACCACGAAGGAGTCCTGATGAACGCCAAGCTCGAACGGCGCGACGCGTACCGCGCTCGGCGGGAGGCCGCGCGCGCTGCCGAGGTCGAAAGCACGGAGGCCGAATCGGTGGCCTCAGCGGATACCCCGGCGACCCACGAGCACGAGTCGACGACCTGGGTCGTGGTGGGTTCTTCGGACCCCGACCGCGTGGGTACCCAGCTCGCGAGCGCGGAGGACGCGCACGAGGGCGAGGCGGTGCTCACGCTCGAGGAGTACCTCTCGCTGGGCCACGACGAGTCGGAAGCCCTCGAGGACCCGGAGGGCTCCGAGGGAGACGGTTCGGTCGAAGGTGAGACCGCAGAGGCCGCGTCCGAGGAGGACGACGCGAGTCAGCCGGTAGGGCTCACGAAGGCAGAGGTCGCCACGCCCGACGAGGCGTTCGACTTCTCGACCGAGAACACCTACTACCCCGCGCCCGCCAACGAGAGCTCGGACGAGAACGCCGCGGGCTGATGGTCTACTTCGCAGCAGGTGAGTGGCCGGTGTCCTATGCGGGCACCGGCTGCTCGGCGTTCGACCAGAGCGGCATGGAGCAGGTCCAGGAGTTCTACGAGCAGATCGCCGTCGAGCTGCTGTGGAACTGGACCAACCGCGTGTTCGGCACGCGCCGCGAGATCATCCGCCCCTCGCGCGTCGTCACGCCCTGGCGCCCCTCGACCTTCGAAGGACTGGGGCCAGAGGCCGCGTACTGGGAACTCGGGAACACCTACGGGTGGGGGTGGCTCCCGGTCTACTCGCCGTACGGCTGGCTCTCGCTCCGGTGCGGCCTGTGCGGGGCGATCGCCTGCCAGTGCGGCGAGAGCTTGAAGGCGCTCCACCTGCCAGGCCCCGTCGAGATCGTCCACGAGGTCAAGATCGAGGCCGACGTCCTTGACCCGGCGGCGTACCGGCTCGACTACGGCCACACGCTCATCCGCCAGGACGGCGAGACGTGGCCCTCCTTCCAGGACCTCATCGAGCCGCTCGGCTCCCCGCGCACCTGGTCCATCGACTACACCCACGGCATCCCCGTGCCCTACGGCGGCCAGCTCGCCGCGGGGCTCCTCGCCTGCGAGCTCTACAAGGCGGCCCAGGGCGACGAGACGTGCGGGCTGCCGTCGCGCGTGCAGTCGATCGCGCGCCAGGGCGTCTCGATGGAGCTCGTGCAGACGACCTTCGCCGAAGCCCAGGACGGGCGCACCGGCATCTGGGCGATCGACTCGTGGATCGCGGCGGTGACCAAGCCGCGCGCGTTCGCCTCGGTGGCCTCCCCAGACATCACACCCAGACCCCTCTTCGACCCCGGCTGGAGGCGCTGAACGTGGACCCCCTGGACGTTCTGATCGAGGAGCGCGCGCGCTTCACGCTCGACAAGGTGCTCGAGACGCTCGAAGAGGACGGCGCCGCGCTTCCCGCGCGCGTGGTCTACCTGGTGCCGGGCGAGTCGGTCGTCTGGGACAACGACTGCTGCCAGGGCCAGCTCACCGCGCGCGTGTCCGCGATGGCCGCCCATCGCTCGACCGCAACTCGT